TTCATCACGATAGGTATAGTTAATGAAGTTGGGTTTGTGTGATAGACCCTCTGCTATCTTCATAAAGCACTCACCAATGTAATTTGGAATTGCTGGAGGTGTTTTCTTTTCTTTCTTTGCCAGTTTACAAGCTGCCTTGTAATCAACTAGTGCTTTGAGAAAATCTTCGTTATTGATGTAATGTTTTTGCTTAGCCATAAAATATACCATAAAAAGTTGTTGACAAAGGGCTTGACAACGTGTATAGTTCTCGGTGTTCCCCTATGAAGTTAATATTTAAATCAATGTATTGTTTGTCCATTACCATCCTCTAGAGCATCCATAATATCTTCAATTTCTTCATCTGTCATTGAATCCGCCAAGTTCTTAGCCTTCAACAAATCATTAATCTTTTCCACAGTATTCATATAGTATTCAGCAAACTCGTCATTTGGTTCAAACATTGTAAGCACATCACAAGGACTGATTTTGATTTCATTCTTTTTAATCAGTTGAACTGGCAACCAATGTGACATGACTAATCCACTCTCGTGGCCTTTTTGTACCAAAGATACTGACATAGGTTCAGAGATTTCATAATCTCCATCTGTATTATCACTTAAATTACCAATAATATCTTCACCATTCTTTAATCGAACTATCTTTATTGTGTTCATTTTTTTAGTCCTATTTTATATATTTTGAATGGGAACTTCTCTTCCGTATAAATCTTAATTCGTTCAACAAAATGTTTTAATGTAAAATTCATGTGTTTCTTATATCTTAAATCATCTGCAATGTCGTAGAGAATGGCTTTTTCTTTTCCTTCTGACTGCCGCAGTCCACGACCGATTGATTGTAGATTTCGCACTCTTGATTTGCTTGGGCTGGCAAATATGATATTATGCAGGTTTCTAATATTGATACCAGTGCTAAAAGTACCAAAAGAAGCAACAACAATCGCATCGTTTTCAATCTCCATTATTCTTCGTATTTCTTCTCTGTCATTGGCATCTACACCACCATGAACAAAAAACACTTTTCTATCACCAATATTCTTGGTTTCTCTTATCATATCATACAGGATTTGACCATGCTTGTCAACCATTTGATATAATATTAATGTATTATTACCTAAGCTAACTGCAAGATTCTTAATGAATTTATTTCGATTTTCGTTTGAAATAAGATACTGTATTTCTTCTTGGTAAGTTTTATCTTTTATCTGTAGGCAAATTTCATTGTCATGTTTGAGAACTAAACATTTAATTTCAAAATCTGAAACTTGCTGTTTATCAATTAGTTCTCTTGTGGTGATTACCTTTTTGACTGAACCAAACAAACCTTCCAATACAAGTTTGTGTGTTTTAGTACCATCTAATGTGCCTGTAAGACCTATCCTATATTTAGCATTTATACAAGATGTAAGTATTGTGGTCAAAGACTGTGCCTTGAATAGATGTGCCTCATCACCAATAATATAATCAAATTGATGAAAGTATTCTTTTGGAAGTTTATATAGAGATTGCCATGTAGAAATGGTAAGTGGTTTGTCAGTATCTTTTTCTTTGCCTTGATAGATACGATGAACATTGATCATTTCATCATTGTTATAATCACCAAAGTCTGAATACAATTGTTCAACCAATGATGTGGTAGGAACAATAACGAGGCCTTTTAGATTTTGATATTGATGTAACTGACGGAAGATTAGATAGATGATGAGAGATTTACCAGAAGCCGTTGGAGATACCAACAACGCTCGGCGTTTTTGCATGGCATGAATATAGGCATCAAGTTGGTGTTCTCGTATTTCAATTGGTTCACCTCGAGCGTGGATATTCAAATCTTCTATGAATTTCTTCGCATGATATACCGAGTATTCATCTTCAATATCAGGTCGTGGATCACCATAATCGAATTGATATTTTCTTTCTTCACAAAACAATTCAATGTATGATAATAAACCAAGATAAATTTGATTCGTCTGTAAATTAAACATACGAATTTTTCCATCCCAAATTCGATTACGATAGGCCGGAACAAATTGATAGCCAGGCACAAAGAATGTAAAAAACTCCGATAACTCTTTTGCGATATGTTTTTCACAAGTTATCTTGGCATATACCTCATCTTTTTTGGAGATTACAATATCATTGTCCGCCAATGAACTTCTCCCACTGGATATAGTCACGCAACTGCCAGGTTCTTTGTTTCAATTCATTCATTACAGATTCCAAAACCGACACACATTCTTCATGGTATACTTTCTTCTCTAACATCTTAATCAAATCATCATCACCTTCTAAGTATGCACCGATATCTGATTTCAATACAAACTGAAATGGTTGCCAACCACGAGTTTCTAATTCATCTTGGTCTAATCTACCATTATAATAATCAATCTTAATTTTACGCAAACGCAGATAATCAAAGTGTGCCTTCTTGGCCGCAATCTTGTGTTTGGTTAAAATGGAGAGATACTTGTTGTGTAGAATGGGTATACGAAGCAGTTCTTTACCAGGTTCTGTCTGGTCCATTTCTGCATCTTTTTCCCAATACTTTAATACTTGTTCTAGATTTTCCATAATATTTTCATATAGTTTAACACCAATTTTACATCTTAACACAATCCATGTTAAATGGCAAGACTTTGTGTTACTTAAACTGGTAAAAATTTAAACTGGTCAAAGACAAAGGTAGCATCAGCAGTGATGATATCATCCGCTGATTGTTTTGTGTCAAAAAAGATATCCGATAGAGATACCGGAAACATATTGATAAACTCCACACGAAGGATCGGATTGTTTAAAGCACTCAATACTGTTAAGGTGGCATCAGAATATTGTTGTTTATCATTTGCCATATTATTATATTGATTTTGTAAAGCGGTTTTTAAATTTCGTTCTTCAGTACCGTCTGGTGATGCAAAGGAACGAAACCAATCGTGTAGTTGAATCCATGATGTAGCATTCTCATTCACTAAAAAATTCATACTGAAATTGTTGTATAATATCTGGTTACCAGGCGAGTATACAGTCACACTTGGAAAGTTGATTGGGGCTTGTCCTACGCTGACTCCGGGTATGTTTACAGACTGGCAGAACCATGTCGTGTCGGGTATCCTACCAAAAGTCATTAGAAACTTTGTAGGTTGTAAATAGTTGGTGTTTTCGGGGGTTCTAGTTAATACATTCATACAAGTATTTAGGTCGAAAAAAAAGAGACCACCGAAGTGGTCTCTCTAAAGGTCCTTCTTAACGAGGACTTTTTGATTACATCAAGTTCTTGACACCAAAAATACGATAGTATTTGTTTGTACGAGCATTCAAACCACCCGAACCAGCGCCTAGACCTTCTGCGAATGGGTTTGATACCATTCCATAACGTGTCTTGAAGCCAATCTTTGGTTGGAATGTATACTGGTCTACAGCACGAACCATCTGGAGTGGAACGTATGGGCAATAGAACAAACCAGCATCGTATGGGCTAGAGCCCTTATAACCGATGGTGACGAGTTCTTGGTTGCTTGTAAATCCACCAAAATATGGGTCAATGTAAACCTTAATACGACCGTGTAACAAACCAGCAAATGTGTTACCTGTGTCATCTACTTGCAAGTCAGCTTGAAGAGCAGGCGTATAAGATAATACACCAGCCATTGCCATAGCAGAAGCAACGTCAGACGATACGATTAACACATTACCTTTTCCTCTACGAGTTTGCTTAGCAATTACGTTAGCATCACGCTCGATTTGGAAAATTAGACCTTTGAAACGCTCAACTGACCAACGGCCGTTAGAGTCTGTATCTAAGTCAAAGAAACCTGCTGTTGTTGTACCATACTGAGCACCTGGAACGGCAACAGTATAGATGGTACGGATAACTTCACGGTTGATTTCAGCGAGAACTTCTGTAGACAGAATGTTAGACAATTCTGTTTCAGCATCAAGACCATGAATTGCTTTCAAGTCTTGTGCGAGTTCTAAAGAGTACTCAGCTTTTAATGCACGGCTTTGAGCAGTTACAGTAACTTTCTCAATAGAGAATGCCATCTGTGCAAATGCTGTGTTGCTGTCAGAACCAAGATACTCAGCAGTAGCTGTTGGCAATGCAATACCAGTTGTATAAGTGTTAGCCGCTAAAGTTGCAGATGTTACAGGGTTTGTGCCTGTATCGGTTGCAGTTGTACCAGCGAAACCGTATGGGTTACCAGCAGAACCTTTACCAGAGAACATTGTGTTGGCTTCATTGAAGAATGCCTCATCACCACCTTGGTTAACATACTTAGCACGCATTGCAAAAATCAAACCGGTAGGACCAGTCATTGGCTGAACGCCAGCAACGTCATAAGCGATAAGATTTGGGAGAGCACGGCGAACCAAAGAAATCAAGATTGGGTCAAAGTTCTGAACACCACCAGTGATGTTTGTTGGGCCGGCAGAGTTCTCATTGAGAGATTGCATCTGAGCCGCATCTTGACGCATAGCTTGTTGTTGGTTTTCCAAAACAAGTGCTGTAACAGCTTTCTTGTATGGGTCTTTGATGGCTTCTAATTCTGGATGCTCCAGAACAGGTTGCCATTTCTTTTGTAGTTCTTCTGTCAAATACATTTTTTATTCCTTTTTATTGTATTTTACTTCATAGTTTGTGAAATGGTTTTTGCATAGATATTAATTGAAGGATCATCAGAGATTACTTTCTCTTTCTTTTCTTCTTCTACTAATACCTCATCTAAAGCAGATGAATCAGCAACTTTAACATCAGCCTTGAAATATGATTCTTTCAATGTTGATAGTTTGGTAGCAAATTCTTCATCAGTAGTGAACTCTACACCTTCTGCAAGTGATTTCAGTTTTTCTACTTGAGTCTGCGTAAGGCCTTCACAAGCTGCGTAAATAGCCTCAAACTTTTTGTGCTCATTGAGTTCTTTCTTCATCTCAATGGCAGATTTAATTTGTTCGTTGTAAGCTTCTTCAAGTTCTTCAACTTTAGAAGTGAGTTCTTCAACAACATCTACCTTGTCGGCAGGAATGTCAATGTAATGCTCTTCAAACAAACCTTTTAATCCTGTAATAAAA